CAACTCGCAAGTGTATTCCGCAGATCTCTCCGCCGCAACAGACTATATATCACATCAACTAGGTCGACGTGTAGGCTATGCTTTGTGTAGGAAAATTGGAAGACCGCAAGATGAGATCTTAGTTAAGAAGCTATTTTCTCCGAAACGTCTACCAGACGGTACATTCACGAAAAGTGGAATCCACATGGGTCTAGGACCAACATGGACTATTCTTAGTCTCATCAATGTCTATGCAGCGATCGCAGCAGGGGCACCCACTCGCTCTTTCGAGGTGTGTGGTGATGACCTGATTGCTCTATGGCCGGAGCATATACAAGAGAATTATGTAAGAATCCTTCATGAGATGGGGCTGGTAGTTAACGGAGAAAAGTCGTTTAGAGGGCCGCGCGGTGTCTTTTGTGAACTCCTAATTGAGCAACGAAAAACAATCGCGACTAGTATTTCAATCATGCAACTCTCTCAAGCGTCAGCATCGAAAGTGGTCACGAGGAACACTAAGAATAGACTCTCAGCCCTTGACTCTTTAACGGAGACAGGATTGCTGGGTGATTTAATAAATCACACGAAGAAAAGACTTGCACCAAATAATTTCAATGGACAAATCCGCTTTGGTGGTAATGGGTATGGTGTTATTCCAAAAGAACAGTATCATGCTGTTCTCCGTTATCGAGGTCGTCTATCAAAAACATTGCAATTTCCAACTAGTATGATGTCTCAGCTTAATGAGAACTGTACTTCGGAGTGCCTCCCTGTTAGGGGAATCTCCATGAAGGATGCAATGATTGAAATTGCGACCGCACGACAACAGATGAGAAATCTGACAGGAATAACATCTGAGGTGACTGTGCCGATCACCCAGAAATCTATGACAAAAAGGCATCGTGCGACTCCATTCTCGAAGGGAGAATTTTCGCGCCTGATTGAACAAGAGAACATACCATCTAAGAGAAAGAAATATATACTGTTTCTTCTCAAGAAGCGGAGTCTTTCAAAGAAAGACAGAAAACGATTACCAAATCTTCTAAGCAAACCTACCTGCGAGACTTACGTCACAAGAGAGCTTGTTAGGTCCTTAATTTGGAATTACTATCGTTTAGAATGGGAACCACATTTGTACAATCCAATCCTTCAAAGGAAGGAGAGATTGACAAGACTAGCTGTGGTTGAGGCAGAAAACCTCACAAAGTCCCAACGGGGTCTAGCTCA